CGGGTGGGTCAAGGACGGGAAGTGGGTGCCGGCGTGAGCACCGCTGACGTGTGTGACCGTGAGGCCGCGTTCCTGGCCTCCTCGGGGGATGGGCTGCCCGCGCTCGTGGCCTCCGCTGGTGGCCCGTTCGGCGTGGTCCAGGCCTACCACCCCCGCACCCCCGGGCGGCGCACCCAGGGGCAGCTGTACGTGATGCGCGGCACCATCCGGGAGACCCGGTTCGCCAACCAGCGGGTGATGGCCACCTACCAGCTACGCCTTGACCTGGTGTGGCCCCTCCAGAAGGGCACCGGGTCCGCGGAGGACGAGCAACGCGCGTTCGACGCCGCGATCGACCTGGTGTTGGCCCGGGTGCGGGCCTACCGGGGGGACAAGACCCACGGCGGCAGGTTCCTGGCCGTCGCGGAGGATCCCCGCGAGGTCCACGTGACCTTCGACCCCCCGGACCGGTCCATCCGGGATGACTCCGAGCTACGCGCCTTTGTCACCTACTCCGCGCAGGACGCTGACTTCACCGCTTAGGCCCCGCTGTTTTCGCCACCCTTCCCTTTCATTGCGAGGTTTCGCCGTGCTGCAAAAGAACATCAGCGGTGCCCCGATCATCCTTCCCACATTGGACCCGCCGGTGACGGTGCCCCCCGGCGAGACATTCGACTACGACGAGCCGCTGGCCGGTTTTGAGCTAGTGGACAAGCAAGACAAGGAACCCGACAAGAAGACCACCGATAAGCCGGCGGCCAACACCGCGAGGGGGGACAAGGAATGACTCAGCTATCCCGCCTTGCGATCCTGGGAATAGCGAAGGAATCCGTGGCGGGCACCTATGTCGCCCCCACGGCTTACCTGCCATTCACCAAGGCCGACTACGAGGACATGTACGCAGCGATCAAGGACGAGTCGTTCCGGGCGAATGACTCCGTGCTGCAAGGCCTGTACCAGGGTGGCGCGGAGGCCGACTGGTCCATCGACATGATGGCCTACCCGGACGTGACTGGGCACTTCCTGCGCGCGGTGATCGGCCCGGACACCGTGACCGCCGGGGCCTCGACCACCCTGACGGGCAACACGTCCATCGGGGCCTCCACCATCAACGTGGCCTCCGCGGCGGGCATCACCGGAACCCCCACCCCGACGATCATCCAGATCGGCAGTGGGGCCACCGGGGAGTACGCGCAGGTCACCAACGTGGCCGGGTCGGTGCTGACGGTCACCTCCGTGATCGGCTCAGCGGTGGGACTGGTCAAGGCCCACTCCAGTGCCGATCCGGTGGTCGCGGCCACCACGCACACCTTCAAACAGAACCCGGCCGCCGCCAAGGCCACCTACTCCCTGACGGTGTACGACACCAGCTCCGGGACACCCACCCTGGGCTACACCGACACGGTGTTCTCCGACCTGGGCATCAAGATCGACCCCAAGGCCGCGGTGACCCTGTCCGCGAAGGCCAAGGCCCTACCCGGGGTGTCCCAGTCCACCCCCACCCCCACCTACACCGCGTTCGCCCCGGTACTGGGGTGGGAATGGACGATGCTCAACGCCGGCGCCGCGTCCACCCGGGGCCTGACCTACGACCTGAACCTCAAACGCCAGATCGACGTGATCCACTCCAGCAACGGGTTGCAAGCCCCCCGGGAGATCTTCCAGGGCGCCCTGGAGGTCGACGGCACCTACAAGGCGATCTTTGAGAACCTGACCGACCTCAACCTGTACTTGAACTACACCCAGACCCCCACCGTGGCCACCTTGCAACAGCCCCTGGCCTTCGGTGGGGCCAACCTGGCGCTGACCCTGTCCCAATCCGGGTGGTCCAAGGGCAAGCGTGACCTGGGTGGCATGTACGTCCAGGCCGACTTCTCCCTGTCCGGTATCTACAACACCACCGATGCCGGGTCGGTGGCCGCTGTCCTCAAGAACTGGCAAACCACCGCCTACTAACACCAGCGAATAGAAGGGCCCCACTTTGGCTGGTTACGCGAACCGCGTCATTCACATCCCATTCCCGGACCTGTCCGACGACCCAGAGAATGACCCGATTTGGTTGTCCATCCGCAACCCGCAATACATGGCACCGCAGGAGATGCGACCCGAGGACGTGGCCGAAGGACCGGACGGCAAGCCAGCCGACCCGGTCGCGGCCATGACGTCCATGTACAAGGTGTACGCCAAGCTGATCTTGGGGTGGCGGGTGTATGACCCGGACTCCATCAGCGTCGACCTGGAGTCCGGGCAGGTCGCGGACATGGAACGCCTACCGTCCCCACCCACCGCAGAGCTGGTGGCCAAGCTGCCCATGGTCATCCAGAACAGGCTGGCCGAGGTGATCAAGGACGCCGTAAACCCTCCCTCGGGCTCGGCGAAGACGGATACTACGAGTCAGTCATCTGCGTCGCCGAGTCCATCTACGACGGAACCTGGGCCAGCGGACCAGTCCCCGGAGAGGTCCGAGACTTCGAGTTGATGCACCCGGATGGCATGGGCTGGTCCTGGCCTGACCTGCAGGACACCCCGGTGTATGTGCGCCGTTTCTGCTGGGACCTATTGCAGATCAAACGCAAGGCCGAGAAAGACGCCATGGACAAGGCCCGCCAGTGAAAGGGGGACGTCATGGCGCGTGAGCTGGCGCCCGGGGTGTTCACCATGATGGCAGCCAAGGCAGCAGCGCAGGTACTGGTCAAGATCCCCATAGCGTTGACCCCGGTCGCGTTGGCGGTGGAGACCGAGGCCAAACGCAACGCCAGCCAAGGCTCACACGCCTACGGCACCCCCACCCCCGCGACCCCGGGGTCCGGGCCGGCCCGCATCTCCGGGACGCTGGTGCGCTCCATCACCCATTCCAACCCGATGCCCACCACCACGGGGGGCATCGCGATCCGGGTGGGCCCGGAGGCCGGGTTGTACTCCCCCCACAACCGGCGCACACCCAGCTCCCGCTACGGCATGTACCTCGAGATGGGCATGTTGCGTAACGGGGCCGCGTACCCGTTCCTGGGGCCGGCGTTCCACAAGGTCGCGGCGATCACCGCCAGGGCCTCGTTCACCGCGGTGTTCCGCGGGGGCATGACCATCAGCATCTAGCGAACCGGGCGGGGGGTGTCCGGTGAGTGAGGCAATCGAAGACCTTTTCGTGATCTTGACTGGTGACCCCGCGCAGCTGCTGGCGGCGTTCACCGAGGTGGCCGCCGCAGGTGAGGAGATGGCCGCGACGGTCACCGCCTCCATGGCCGAGGTCCGCGCCTCCATGGCTGAGGCCATGTCCGGTGGGTTGGCTGGTGGGGCCGAGGGGGCAGCGGGGGCTGAGGCGGTCATCGCCGAGAACCAAGCCCTGATGGCGTCCATGACCGAGGTGGGCGCCGCGGCCGGGGCGATGGCCGCGGAGGTGGAGGCCAACTACGGGGCCATGGCCGCCCGGACCGCGGAGCTGTCCCAGGGGATGGTGGCCGCGGAACGGTCCGCCGCCGCCGCCAACACCGAGGTGGGCGCGGCCATGGCCGGCGCCGCGGCCCAAACCGAGGCCGCCGGGGCGAAGGCCGCGACCGCAGCGGACGGGCTGGGCAAGGCCGGCGGGCTGATGTCCCAGGCCATGTTCGGGGCCAAGCTCGGACTGGCCGCCGCAGCGGTGGAGTCGGTCAAGATGGCCGGGGACTTCCAGTCCGCCACCGAGCGGCTGGCCCTGTCCGCTGGTGAGGACCAGCGCAACATCGACATGGTCCGCCAGGGCATGTTGTCCATGGCCGGGCAGGTGGGCTACTCCGCTGAGCAGCTGGCCACCGCCATGTACAAGGTGGAGTCCGGGGGCCAGCACGGCGCGGATGGCCTGAAAGTCCTCCAGGCCGCCGCTGAGGGCGCCAAGACGGAGAACGCGGACCTGACCACCGTCGCGGACGCCTTGACGTCGGCGATGACCGACTACCACCTGCCCGCCGATCAGGCCGCGACGGTCACTTCCAAGCTGGTCGCCGCGACCTCCCAGGGCAAGATGACGTTCCAGGAGCTGGCCGGATCCCTGGCCGCGGTGCTGCCTGTCGCGTCAGCCAACCACGTCGCCCTCAACGACATCCTGGGTGACGAAGCCTCCATGACCATGCACGGCATGTCCGCGCAGCAGGCCACCGAGAACCTCGCGGACGCGATCCGGCACATGGCCGCCCCCACCCAGGCCCAGTCCAAGGAACTCGCCGCGCTGGGCATGAACGCCACCGAGGTGTCCAAGGATCTCGGGGAGAAGGGCCTGTCGGGGACGATCAACGACATTTCCTCCCGGATCCAGTCCCAAATGGGCCCGGACGGCATGGTCGTGGTCAATTTGACCAACGCCCTCAAGGGCATGGCCCCACCCGTGCAGGAACTGGGCCAGAAAGTCCTCGACGGGTCCATGTCGATGAAGGAGTTCACCGCCTCAGCCAAGGCGATGGGCGTCATCAATGACAAGCAGGTGACCAGCTTCGCCGCGCTGGCCGGGTCCATGCACGGTATCGGCACCGAAGCGAAGTCCGGCTCGGAGATCTACCAAACCTATTCGGGGGCGTTGCGCCAGGCCATGGGTGACGCCACCGGCATGAACGTGGCGTTGATGATCGGCGGGGAGAACGCCAACAACACCGCCAGGGCGATCTCCGCGGTGTCCGGGGCGACCGCCGAGGCCGGCAACCACGTCAAGGGCTGGTCGGAGATCCAGCAGACCTTCAACCAGAAGTGGGCTGAGTTCAAAGACGGGCTCGGCGCGGCGGCCATCCAGATCGGCTCGGCGCTGTTGCCCCCGCTGGGGGTGTTCCTGTCCATCCTGGGCAGCCTGTTCAAGCTGCTCGCGGACCACCCGGTGCTGCTGGTGGGGTTGGCCACCGCGATCGGCGTGGCCTTGGTGCCAGCGATCTGGGCGGCGGTCACGGCCACCGTGGCATGGACCGCGGCACTGCTAGCGAACCCGCTGACGTGGGTGGCGCTGCTCGTCGCAGCCCTGGCCATGGGCGTCTACGAGCTGATCGAGCACTGGCGTGGCGTCGCGTCATTCTTCACCGGGATCTGGCATGCCATCGTCGCCGTGTTCAATGGCATCAAGAGGGCCTGGGACGATTTCATGGGCGGGTTCACAAACCCGCTCGCGAAGATCGGCCCCGGGGTGTCCGCGTTTGAGCGGCTTTTCCTCACCATGGGCTCCAACGTCAAGAAGAGCCTCGACGCGATAACCCATTTCATCATGGGTGGCCCCGCGGAATGGGGTCGGGTACTTGGTGAGGCGGCCGGGAAGCTGACCAGGGCGGCGTGGGACGCGGCCCAGGGCCTTTACCACGGGTTCATCACCGGGGTGAAGGCACTCAATGATTGGATCCTGAACTTCCCCCACATGGTCACTAGTGGCCTGGCCACGGCCGGTTCGTGGCTAATCCACACCGGGTGGGACCTACTCCAGGGGCTGTGGAACGGGGCGAAACAGGCCTGGGATGGGTTCTGGGCGTGGCTTAAAACGGTCCCGGACGCGATTCTTAATTTCTTCGCGAACGCGCCAACAATGTTGTACAACGCCGGGTCCGACATTCTCCACGGATTGTGGAATGGGTTCACGAGTTTTGTCGGTAATGTGATCTCCGGTATTGGTGACTTCGTGAAGAACTTTATCGCCGGGTTCTTGCACGGGTTCGGTATCGCTTCACCGTCCACGGTGATGATGGGGATAGGCACCAACATCCTTGAGGGCCTGTGGCAAGGGTTCGTCAATTTCGAGTCCACCGTGTGGTCTGGGATCTCCGGGTTCGTGAGCGGGCTGATCAACTACTTCGCCGGGTCGGCGTCGTGGCTGGTGTCCGCTGGGTACAACCTGCTCGTCGGGATCTGGAACGGCATCGCCTCGGGGTGGTCGTGGCTGATGGGCAAGGTGTCCAGCCTGGCCGCGGGGATCAAGAACGCGGCGCTGTCCGCGTTGGGGATCTCCTCCCCGTCCAAGGTGTTCGCCGACGAGGTGGGCCGGTGGATACCCCCCGGTATCGCCCAGGGCATCAACCAGGAGGCGCACCAGGCCACCACCGCGGTGGAGTCCCTGGCGCAGAACCTGATGCGCGCCTGGTCCGGTGGGCAAGACCAGGCGCTGCACCTGATCACCTCGGGGACGTTGCCACCGGGGGCGGGGTTGCCGTTCGAGCGGGCCCTAGGCGGCGGCGTTGGGGCTGCGGGCGCTGGCATCACGATCAACGTGGCCGGTCATGTGTGGCAGACACAAGACCTGGTCACTGCGGTCCAGGAGAAGCTGCTGCGCCATAACATCCGCAACCCGTCGAATGCCACTAACTATTCATTCGCATAAATCGCCTCCCGTTGTGAGCGGAAAGGTTCATTTGCCATGGCCATTGTTCTATTGGGGAACCATGCTGCGTTGGACCCTGACGGGAATGTGGTGGAGGGCCAGCAGGTCACCACCATTCACATCCCGGATGAGGACTCCCACTCTGAGCGGTTCCGCACGATCACCCACGACGACGGCTTGTGGAAGCGCATCGCGTCGGAGCCTGCGGCGTGGGTGGCCTCGGATGACGAGCGCCTAGCGCGGGCCCTGTCGGCGTTCTTCGACTGCGACATCCACGACCTGGAGGAGGGCCGGGCCAGGTTGGCGCACGCCACCAGGGCCGCGGAGATGGGCATCAAGCCCGAAGACCTGGAGCCGGGCGAGACCTCGGACCCGGAGTTGGAGCCGACCCCCCGGGGCAACGGCCAGCCGGCTGAGTGACCGCGGCCACTGACTTCCTATTGCGGTATTCGGAAATAGCGGCGGCCTGATCCGTCTGCTGTTTTAGAGGGGGCGATTCAGATCAAGGTAAATGCAGGCAATGACGGCCAGGCCACGGCGATGGGGGGTGACATCGCGGGGGCCACGGGCTCCACGACCAGCTCTCCCACGGCCACCACCGCCACGGACTCCGGGGCTAGCTTCGGCACCTACACCGGGCACATCGTCACCCTGGGCAGTACCTACGGGGTGGTGGTGTCCAACACCGGCACGGTGCTCACCGTGGACCGCTGGTACACCCCCGGGTCGCCTGGTGGTGCGGCCGCGGCCACCCCGAGCACGGGCGTGTACGTGGTGCTGCCGGGTCAGGCCCCGTACTGGTACATCGCGATCACCGCGAACTCCACGGCCCCGGCGGCGACGGACACCTCCCTGTCCGGGGAGATCACCACCGTGGGCGGTGGGCTGATCAAGAAGTTGGCCACCTACGCGCACACCACGGGTGTGGCCAGCTACAGCCTGGCGGCCACATACACCGCCAACGGGTCGGACTCCCTGCCGGTGACCATCGCCAAGGCCGCGGTGTTCAACAGCATCGTGGCCACCACTGGTCGGATGCAGTTCGAGACGTTGGTGTCGCCCACGGCCACCTTGTCCGCGTCCGGTGACCAATTGACGTTGACCTTCACGGTCACCAACTAGGGGCAGTAGATGAGTCTCCAAACGTGGCAAGAGACGCTGATCTCAGCGCAGGTCGACGGCACCGCGGTCAACACGACCACTACGGCGACGTCTGTCTTGCCGGGTGCGGCTAAGTTCACGTTGCCGGCGAACTTCTTCTCGATCGGCAAAGTCCTTCGCTTGACAGCGCAAGGTCGAATTAGCACTACCACCGGCCCACCGACGATCACGTTCGACATCAGGTTCGGGTCCACGGTGGTGTGGAATGGGGCGGCGTTCACCACGGTGGCGTCCCTGACCAATAAGTCGTGGGAACTGATGGTGCTGTTGACGTGCCGGGCAATTGGCAGCGGCACGGCAGCCAACCTGCTGGGGGTTGGGAAATTCACGTCCTCCATTGTGGTGGGCTCCACTGGCGGTAACGCCAACACTGCGGTGCTCCCGGACTCTGCCCCAGCTGTGGGCACTGGTTTCGACTCGACCTCGGCTCAGATCGTGGACCTATTCGCCACCTGGTCGGCGTCCAGTGCCTCCAACTCGGTTCAGTTGCACAACTTCATCCTGGAGGCCCTTAACTAAATAGGCCGGGGGTGAGTCGTGGCGGTCATTGGTATTGCTTTTGACGGCTCGACCCCCGCGGCCAAGACGGGGACCGGGCAGCGCGCATCGGACACCACCGCCGCGTTCTCCCCCCCGGCGCATTCGTTTGTGCTGGTGTTCGCCGCGATGGGCTGGACCCAAAACGGCACCGCCTCAATGGGGATCAGCGACTCCAGCGGCGCGACCTGGTCCCCGCTGCCCACGGCGATCGGCACCTTCTCTGGTGTCGGTGGCGGGGTGCAGGGCTGGTATCACTACTTCGACCAGCCGCCCGGGTCGATCACGATCACCGTGACGTTCACCGGGTGGGGCACCGGCTCCGGTGGGACGATCATCGACCCGCTGGTGTTCGTGGGCACCCATTGGGACCAGTCCGCCGCGGGTGTGGCCAGCAAGGTCGCCACGTCCACCTCCACTGACGCCACGATCTCGGTCACCACCACGGTGCCCGGGTCGTGGGTCTGGGGGATGACGGACAACCCCAACAACAACACCACGTTCACCGCCAACGCCAACACGGTGCTGGACCTGACGGACTCCGCTGGGCCCACCGACGGCGTGACGATCATCGACTGGCGCGGCATCGGGTACACCGGCACGGTCCTGGGGCCCACCACGTTT